GCCGAAATTAAACGGCTTCAGGGAAGGACTGAAACATCCCTGGTCATGTCACGGCAAGAAAAGCGGGAATTTCTGGCGCGGGTTGTTCGGGCGGATTTGAGCACCTTGGAAAAGGGCGCGGCTAATTCGGACTTGGCTGACTCAATCACCCACAGTTTTGACAAAAGAAGCAAGGAGTCAAAGGTGACTTACAAGATGCCAGGGAAGGCTCAGTGCATCGAAATTGACAATAAGATGGCCGGTCACAACGAGCCGGAAGAACACAAGCACACGATCGAGAGCGGCGTGATGGTGATTAAAGACGTTGGCGCCACCCTCAACGACTGGGAAAAGCAGGCGGCTCAACAGCAACTAAAGTTGAAAGAGGAAGCCCAGGAAAAGGTTTGAGTTGGGGCGCAAAACGGTTTTAGTTTGTGCCCATGAAACGTTTCCTTTTCCGCTTGTTGTTCGCGCTGGTGTCTACGGTCCTCAGCCCATTTCTGGTTGCGGGCGCGCTGGCCGGTTACCTTTGCTGGCATTCTTTCAAGTTAGCCTTCCCGGCGCACTGTCAGCCGGGCGCAGTTAAGCAGAGTGTGGACAGGTTCGCGGGCAAACCACCCGGCGGGTATGCCAACAGCCCAAGCAGCCACGGCCAAAACTAATGGCCCGAAAGCTCATCTGGACTCCTTTACCCGGTTCGCAGGAGCTGGCAATGACCGCCCCGGTCTCTCATATCCTGCACGAAGGGAGCCGGGGGCCGGGTAAGACGGACGGCCAGTTGATGCGGTTCCGCAAAACCGTTGGCCAAGGATACGGCGCTTATTGGCGGGGGATTATCTTTGATAAAAAATACAAGAATCTCGATGACATAGTTGCCAAGTCAAAGCGGTGGTTCCCCCAAATCGGACAGGGCGCGAAGTGGTTATCCTCAAAATCGGACTACAAATGGGTGTGGCCAACCGGGGAGGAATTGCTTTTCCGCCACTTGGAAAAGGAGAGCGATTGCGACAACTATTTGGGCCACGAATATCCGTTTATAGCGTGGAACGAGCTGACCAAATGGCCCACGTCCGCTTGCTACGATAAAATGATGAGTTGCAACCGCTCGCCCTTTGTCCCCGCGGAACATTCGCCTGACCTCAAAAACCCATTGCCCGAAATCCCGCTGACAGTGTATTCGACGACCAATCCGCACGGGGTAGGACATAATTGGGTCAAGCGGCGGTTTATCAACCCCGCCCCCGCCGGTCAAGTGGTGAGGAAGAAAACCCGGGTGTTTAGTCCCCGAACCAAGCAGGAGCAAGACATTGTCAAAACTCAGGTGAGGCTTTTCGGGTCGTATCGAGAAAACAAATACCTGCCCCCGGAATATATCGAGGACTTGATGGGGATTTCCGACCCCAACTTGCGGGAAGCTTGGCTCCATGGAAATTGGGACATTACAGCGGGCGGGGCGCTTGATGATTTGTGGAAACGGGACGTGCATGTCCTACCCCGGTTCGTTGTCCCCAAGGCTTGGCGGGTCACACGCTCTTTCGACTGGGGCTCGACCCACCCTTTCAGCGTTGGATTTTGGGCAATCGCGAACGGCGAGGAAGTCGAATTTGAGGACGGTAAAACCCGGACATTTGTAAGGGGTTCACGGATACGAATTGACGAAATCTATGGCGCCAGAACCCTTGCCGGTGAACAGTTCGGGCACAATCAGGGCCGCAAACTAAGTGCGCGAAAAGTCGCCCTCGAAATCAAAGAGAGAGAATCAGTGTTGAAGGCGCTAGGCTACATACAAACAACCGTCGAACCGGGACCGGCTGACAACCAAATCCGTAACGTCAACGAAGACGAAACCGCTTCGATTGCCTCAATAATGGCCAAGGAAGGGATTTCATGGACCAAGTCGGATAAGTCAAGCGGGTCGCGGAAGATGGGCTTGGAGTTAGTCCGCAACGCCCTCGAAGCCTCGCTGGACGGGGAAGGGCCGGGGCTTTTTGTGACAAAAAACTGCAAAGCATTTATCGAGACTGTGCCAACGCTCCCACGGGATGAGGATAACCCCGAGGATGTCGCGACCGAATCCGAAGATCACTGCTTTGTTGCCGGGACGATGGTCAAAACCCCAAATGGTGACACGCCAATAGAGCAATTATCAGAGGGGGATTTGGTTTTGACGCGGCAAGGATTCAAGCCCGTTACCGAAACCCACAAGACAAATCCGGTCCCGGTGTTTAGAGTGGAAACCGGAGCCGGTCAGCTAATTGGGACAGGAAACCACCCGGTTTATGTTGCGGGGCACGGGTGGAGGAGGATTGACCTTTTGAAGAAAGGTGACTCGCTGATGACAACTGCAAGCAATCCAACTTGCGTTACAGACGTAAAACCAGCGGGGTTTGAAGCCGTTTATAATATCACGGTTTTGGATTGCCACGAATACTTCGCGAACGGTTTCTTGGTCCACAATTGTTATGACGAATGTAGGTATTTGATCCTCGACGCCAGGCCGGTCTTTGCAAATTCCGTGAAGGTCAAATTTGCGATGGGCGGCTAAGGCTTAGCCTTCGTCCGGTCAGTAAATTGCCAACCATGTTTTTCCGCGGGGGCAACCCGCAAACGAACGTCTCGGCGAATATCCCCCAAGAACCACCAGCGTTTCCCCAGCTTGCAAAAGCGGACGGTGCAGCCTTTATAGGCGTTGCGGGGTGTATTATTGTTTAGCTGCGGACGATGCCAACAACGTGGGGGTTGATGATGATTTTTTCACTGGGATCTTGGCCGCGACTTGAGGGTCTCGCTTCCATCTTTCAAATAGACTTTGAATCTGGCGGAGAGCTGCTTGATCGGACATCACAAGAAAGAGCTGCCCCTTCAGGAGTTTGTCAGGGTTACTTCTATCCGCAAAGCCGAATTCTGGCTTAATGCCTTCTAGTTCCAATTCGGCGAGCCATTCCAAGCCGCCGATCTTCTTTACAGCTTTTACGAAGTCTTGAACTGGCCCATTAGTCTCGATGACTAACACTTGCTCAGGCTGCAACCCGTGCGTATTTCCCTGCAAGTTCATTGCCTTCCGCTGGAGGCTATCTTGCAATCGTTGGAGTAGAGGAGAGACCCTCCTCGCCTGGTCAAAAGAGGGCGGCTTGTTAAGTTTGCCGCCTCCACCCCCCCCCAAGTTTTGTCTCGGTGCATCTACGGGACTCGGGAAAACAAGAAGAGGAAGGTCGGCCATAGTTATTCGGGGAGGCTGTTTTGTTTGGTTAGGTCGGGGTGAAAGCGCTTCTTCCACTGAGCCAGTTTGTCTTTTGTGATACTTTTGGGGTCCGCTTCGGCCCCGGCCAAAGCGATCCTGCGCAGTAGATCCATCCCGAACTCCTCGATCTCTGCGAAACTCAGCCCTTTCAAGCTTTGCGCTAAGCTTCGATGCGAATAGCCGAGTTTGTGTCCGGTGCGGCGTTCGAAGCGTTTGAACCACTCTTCCGCCTGACTCTGTTTTGGCGCTGGTAACTCGCAGCGGAGTTGAAACCGTCTCCAAACTGCACGGTCGAGCAGTTCCGAATGATTGCTCGCGGCCACTACCACGACATAGCTCGGGAGCGCGTCGATTTGAAGGAGCAGGGAACTGACCACGCGTTTTATTTCGCCGGTTTCATGCAGGTCGCCCCGCTCCTTGCCGATGGCATCGAATTCATCGAAGAAAAGCACGCAGTGCCGTGTCTTAGCGTAGTCGAAAACTTTATTAATGCGTTGAGCGGTTTCTCCAAGGTAGCTGCCAATAACTGCTTCGTACCGGACTGCTAGCAAGGGCACGCTGAGAGCATCAGCCAATGCTTCCGCCAAGGTCGTCTTTCCGTTACCGGGTGGACCCGCCAACAGCACCCGATTCCGCGGTTCCAAGCCGAAGGATCGTAGCAGGTCGGCACGATGCTGCTCCTCGGTCAATTCGCGAGCGGCCTGCTCAACCTCATTCGGCAGTATTAGATCCTCTAAACGCCGTTCTGGAAGGGTTTCGGCAATTAGCGGAGAGGATAGTGCTCGGCCCGGGACAGGATGAGAAAGACGTGCAGCTCCGTTCCGGCTCTGCTGAAGATTCGCCAAGAGCCGATCGGCTAGGATACCGTGATTTTTCGCCCGTTCTTCGGCGGCAAGAGCCTCGACGGCTTTTTCGAATTGCGCCTGATCGCCCCGTGCTCCGGTGCGGATCAAGCTCAACAATAGATCTGCTCGTGCCATGTTTTGATTTTCTGGTTTTAGACGGATCGGTTTGCGATTGGATTCTCCTTCTTACCGTGATCAAGAGTTTTGGGAATCGAAATCGACTCCGCAGCGTTCGGTGGTAACGCGTGCGCAACAAGGCCGTCGAGGAATGCGACCAAGTCCTGCACCGCGTAGGCGGTCGATTCGCCAAATGTGTCGCCGTGACTGGCTGTGCTGACGGTTTGGCTACCGATTTCCATAGTGGGCGGGCGTTTCGGCGGCGAGGAGTTCCTGCTTCAAGAGGGTTTCAAAGGCGGCGGCGAGATGAACGAACCCGGCTTCGCGGGCGTCCTGAATTGCAATCATTAGGTTTAGTGTGCTGTTCTCTTCCATGCCTAAACTAAAACCGTTTTTTGTTGCTGAGTCAACCCCTTTCCTGAGAAAAGTTGCATTTAATCGGGAAAACCTGCTTTTTGACGTGTAAATGCCCAATGTCGCTTACACCCGTTCTGAGGTTATCAAAAACTTGCCCAAGTGGGAGCAGACGCGGGACTGTCTGGAGGGGGAGCTCGCGATCAAGGTGGCGGGCGTCAAATACCTCCCAGAACCTCAACTCTCCGGCGAGGATAAAACCGACCGTTACAAGTCTTACAAAAAACGGGCGGTGTTTTACAATGTAACCGGGCGGACGGCCCAAGGGCTAGTCGGGCAGGTCTTTTCAAAGGACCCTACCATCGAACTTCCCCCCGGCACGGAATTTTTTGAGGGTGACGTTGACGGCGCGGGCAACACTTTGGAGCAGCAATCCAAGGGGTTGATTTCCGACATCATTGCAACCGGGCGGGCGGGGCTGTTGGCTGACTTCCCGACGCTGGCCCCCGGTCAGGTCGCAACAAAGGCGGACATTGACGCGGGCAGGATTCGCCCCCGGATTATCCCTTACACAGCGGAGCAAATCATAAATTGGCGTGAGTCCAACGTCGGCGGGGAAACCCTCTTAACTCTCTTGGTCCTCTCGGAAAACGCCGTTGTGATGGACGACGGGTTTGAGTTCGGCACGGAACCCCGTTGGCGCGTGATGCGCTTGGAAAACCCGAGCGACCGGGCCACGTCGTTTGTCCAAGCGGAATCCTGGCGCAAAAAAGATAAGCCCGAAAGCAAGGACGACATTTACGAATTGGCGGACGGGCCTTTCAATATTTTGGACCACCGGGGCCAACCCTTGAAGAAAATCCCGTTTACTTTCGTGGGCTCAACCAACAACGACGCGGACATTGACGACGCCCCCCTGTATGACATTTCGACCTTGAATTTGGCACATTACCGCAACTCGGCGGACGTTGAGGAGAGTTCTTTTCTAGTCGGTCAGCCCACTTTGGTCTTGGCCGGTTTGAGTCAGGATTGGGTGGACAAAAACATGGCCGGAGGCGTCGCGTTTGGTTCCCGGTCCGCAATCCCGCTGAACGCCGGGGCAGATGCCACATTGCTCCAGGCGGAATCAAATAACTTGCCCAAAGAATTGATGCTCCAAAAGGAGGACCAAATGAAGGCCCTCGGCGCCAAGCTGATTGAGCCAAAAAAGGTTCAATCCACGGCAACAGAAGCGGCGATTGCGGAAACTTCAGAGGCGTCAGTCCTTTCCTCATTGGCGAAAAATGTCTCCCAAGCATACCAAAAAGCATTGGCATTTGCGGGGAATTTCCTCGGCGAATATGACCCCGAAAAATTTATTTACGAACTGAACACCGATTTTAGCATTGCGAAAATGAATGCGCAAGAACGGCAACAGCTGATTGCAGAGTGGCAAAGCGAACTCATCACTTGGAATGAGGCCCGGGAGGGATTACGCAAAGCCGGTGTTGCCTACGAAAAAGATGAGGACGCTCGAAAGCTGATCGACTCAGAAGCGGCGGCGCGGGGTGGATTCAAAGAGGACCCTCAAGGCGTTTAAGAAAATGCAGAATTTCCCGGACCGGCTTTTACATGGGGACAGGACACACGAGACGGGCAAGTTGCGGTTGCTGATTCTGGCCCCGTTCCGTTATTTCGTGGGTGGTGAGGGTTCCAGCCTTGTCTTGACCATTCCGGCGGGCTTCGTGACTGACCTTGCAAGCGTCCCCCGGCTTCTTTGGTGGGTGTTGCCACCGTTCGGACGTTACACGCGGGCGGCTGTTGTCCATGACTTCCTCTATTCCGGCCAGGGGCTTTCCCGCGCAATTGCGGACGCCATTTTCCTCGAAGCTATGACAGACCTTGGCGTCGGACGCTGGAAGCGTTGGGTCATGTATGCCGGGGTGCGTCTTGGCGGTTGGCAGGCTTTTAAGAAAGCGACCCGAACCGTCCGGGGTTAAATTTTAAGCAGCTGAATCTTGAAAAAGATTCAAATTAGTTTTTGCTCCCCCTATGTCATCCCCACTTTCGGACCTAGCAGTTCGGCGGCAAGTTTTGCTTGAGCGTCTCAAGTCCGGGCAAGTCCGGTCCTTTGAAAAGGCTTTCCGCGAAATTGAACGGGCGGTCAAACTGTCTTTTGGCACAACCGGCGGTGATCTCAGCAATCGGGGACGGCGGTTCCTTGCCCGGTTTTTGAGGGGTTTGCAAAAAGACTTGGTCAAACCCCTGGCCAACCAGGTTAAGCACTACACGGCTGAGCTCGAAAAGACGGCGGGTTTGTATGCTACGTCCGAAGCCTTTGACTTGGGCAAAACCGTTGCAGGTGTTGGGTCGTTGAAAGTCCCCAACGCGTCCCAGGCTTTCAAGAGGGCTTTGAATCTCCCGATGTCCCATTCCGGGGAACTGTTGACTGACTTCATCAAGAGCTTTTCAGGGCGCGAAACCGCCCGCGTGGTTGGCCGGATTCGCCAGGGGGTGGCCCGAGGACATACCAACAACGAGCTTTTGGATTCGGTGATCGGGACCAAAGGGCGCAACTTCCGGGATGGCATCTTGGCCACTTCCCGGCGCAACGGGCAAACCATGATTCGGACGGCAACACAACACGTTGCAAGCGCCGCACGGATGAATGTCTGGGAATCCAATCCAGACGTGGTTAAAAAGTATCAATGGGTATCCACTTTGGACCGCCGGACAACGTCCATTTGCCAGAGTTTGGACCAGCGAGAATTTGAGGTTGGCAAGGGGCCAACCCCGCCAATTCATGCTAATTGCCGGAGCACAACAATCGCGGTTCCGGCAAAAGAGTTTCAATTTCTCAGCAAGGGGCGGACACGCTCGGCAGAATTTGGGCCGGTCAAAGGCGACAAATCATATTTTGATTGGCTGAAGCGCCAAAATAAAAGCGTTCAGTCAGAAGCACTCGGCCCCACCCGGGCCAAGCTGTTTTCAGAGGGTGGGCTTTCAGCGGACAAATTTTCTGCCCTTCAGTTGGACAAAAATTTTAAGCCCCTCACCTTGGACGAAATGCAAGCCCTTGAGCCTTTGGCATTCAAGACAGCGGGTCTACGGGGCTAATTCCCCTGGGAGTTTCTGACATGTTACAAGACATATTGATTATTCGGTTGAGATTTTGAGGGTGAGGGAAACTTCCCAGGTCAAGCCCTCCGGCGTCGTTGGGATATTCGGAAGAAGTAGAGAATTTGATAGCCCGGATTCTCCAAAAGCATTAAAGGCGAGAACGGCAACCCGTTTTCCTTCTACGCTTGCGGCTGGAATGGTGACGGTCGCAACGTCCTCGGCTGTTTCGGCTAGAATTTCTAAGACCTGCCCGGCCTCGTCTACTTCTACGAATCGAAATCCGGTTTCGTTGTCGCTGTTATCAGTCCAAGAAAAGCGAATCTGTTCATTCGCTGCGGTTGCTACGCTCGCGAAGAAAATCGCGAAACTGAGTGCTAAGAGTTTTTTCATGGTTTGGTTTTGTTTTTTGGAGCAGGCAAGTTCGGTGACGTGGTCTTTGGGTAGTTTCATGGCCCCCACATAAAAACGGTTTATGTTTAGCTGTCAACCTTTTCTTGCCAAGAATGCAAAAAAGGTTTTTTGTTCAGGCTTTAACCGGACGGTGTCCGCAACTATAAAAACCCATGAAATATATTATTGATTCAGAAACCCACGCCAAACTTTCGGACGAAGCAAAAAAGGAATACACGGAAAAGGACGGCAAATTTGTCCTGATCCTTGAAGGCCACGAAGAGGCTTTTGTCCCCAAAGAAAAACGCGACATTGAAGCTGAACACCGGAAGACGGCGGAAAAGAATTTGGCGGACGCTCAAACCCGGGAAACTAAACTGATTGCGGACCTTGAAAAAGCCGGTGGTTCTAAAACCGAAATCGAAGCGATCCGCAAACAGCACGTTGTCGAAGTGGACAGGATCAAAGCGGAGTATGCCGAAAAGGACAAAGTCGCTAGGGGGGAAACCCACAAGGCAATGATCCGCGAAGAATCCAACAAGTTTTCCGCCGAAAAGTTCACGGTTCCTTCCGCGATTTCCCGGCTATACCAAGACCGGCTGACCGTGGAAGAGGTCAATGGCCAAGCAGTGATCCGCGTTTTGGAAGCCGACGGCAAACCATCCGTCAAGTCCCTCGGTGATTTGCAAAAAGAATTTCTTGAAAATGAGGAGTTTGCCCCCATTGTGAAAGCCACAGATGCAAATGGTGGCGGTGCTAACAGGAGCAACAGGGACGGCGGTGCTGGTTCCAAAAGGATAATTTCCAAGGGTGAACTTGCTAAAATGTCTCAAGAAGAACGCCAACAAGCGTTTGTCAAAGACGGCGCGAGGATGTCCGAGGAGTAAACTCAAAACCTCAATTGGGATTTAGAACACTATGGCTAACTCAGTCACTCTCACAAACCTCGCTCCCGAGATTTACAAGGCGATGGACACGGTCTCCCGTGAAAATGTCGGTGTAATCCCGGGCGCGATGCTCAACACCGCCGACTCCAATGGCGTAAATGCCGCCGCTTTTGGCGACAAAGTCAAGTCCCTGCGGACCCCCAAAACAACCCCTACAACGTCTTTCACGCCGTCGATGACGCCGTCTGACGCGACGGACAAAAACGCGGCGTTTGACGAATTCGCTTTGGACCAAATCGCCAAGGACGACTTGCCACTTTTGGGCGAGACGGTTCGCCGCCTCAATCAAGCCGGTGGCCAAGCCGAAACCTTTCGGGTCGACACGTTTTCACAAATCATCCGTGGGATTGTCAACAAGATGGAGGCATACCTTTCGGGCGTTGTTTACAAAGGCGCTTCCCGCGCTGTTGGAACCGCCGGAACCGCCCCTTTTAGTTCCGATCTCACTGTTTTGACGGCTGCAAAAAAGGCCCTGACTGACAATGGTGGGCCCAAAGACAACGGGTATTCCTTCGTGATGGACACGACCGCCGGAATGAACTTCCGCAATCTGTCCAATCTCCAAAAGGTCAATGAGGCCGGGACAAGTGACCTGCTCCGCAATGGTTCGCTGATGAATACGATGGGATTTTTCCTTCGTGAGTCGGCGGGGATCGTGACTCATGCAAAGGGCGCGGGCACTTTGTATGATGCTGACGGCGCAATCGCTGTCGGTGATACCACAATCACCCTTGATGGCGGCACGGTAAACGCCACCGGCATTAAGGCCGGTGACGTAGTCACCTTTGCCGGTGATGACAACAACTACGTTGTCGGGACCGGAACAACCGCCACGGGTGGTGACATTGTTCTCAATCGCCCCGGCGCCTTGGAAATTGTTGCTGACACCACGGAATTGACTGTCGGTGGCGACTTCGTGGCCAACGTCGCGTTCCACCGCTCGGCTGTTGAGTTTGCCGCTCGATCCGCTGACATGGGCGATGACTCCGCCGTCGAAGTTCTCGACGTGGTTGACCCGGTTTCTGGAATCCCGTTCCAGTTCCGCCGTTACGCCGGTGAAGGCATGAGCAAAATCATGGTAGTTATCTACTACGCCGGAAAGGTTTGGAAGCAGGAAAACGTGGTTATTGCAATGGGCTAACCCAAACGGTTTTCTTTCAAAAACCTTGCACCCTGACCGTTTATTCGGTCAGGGTTTTTTGTTCTCAAATTTTAACCACTGAAAAACCATGAAAATCAAAGTTACTGAAGCCGGATTTGTTGCCGGTGCCCACCACGAAAAAGGTGAAGTCTTGGAAGTGTCACAACGCCAAGCGAATACGGCAATGCGACGCGGCCGCGTGGATTTTATCGCCAAAGGTGACGAAACCAAGCCCTCCAAGGAAAGTTTGAAAGCTGAACTTGACGCGGCTGAAATCAACTACCGGGACAACGCATCACTTGAATCTCTGCAAAAGCTCGTTGATGAAGCCGAAGCAGACCCAAATCTTTAAACTATGGCCCTCACTATCGAAACAGGAACAGGCATTGCGACGGCGGATTCATTCGCGAGCGTTTTGGAGGCAAACGCATTTGCAACCGCTCGCGGTCTGTCTCTTCCAGCAACTGATGAGGCGGTGGAAATTTTGCTGCGTAAAGCAGCTGATTTTTTGCTCGGCTTTGAAGAGCGGTTCAAAGGGTTTCGTTCTCACTCGGGGCAACGTCTTCCATTCCCCCGCTATGGTGTCACCACTCCGGGCGGTTATCCGCTCAATTCAAACGCCATTCCCAAGTCCTTAAAAGATGGGCAAATCCAACTCGCTATCGACTCCCAAACCACCGCCTTGCGCCCGGTTGGCACTGGCCGGGAAGTGATCGAGGAAAATGTTGGTGCGCTGGGTAAAAAATATAATCCAACCGGCGGCAATTCGATCAACCCCGTATTTAATACGGCGCTTGACCTTTTAAGCCCAATTTTGAAAGCTTCCCGTGGGTCAGTTTTTCGCGGCTGACCCTTTGGTTTGAAAAATGGGAAACCCCCGTCTTTGCGGGGGACATACCCACGGCACACTGACGTGTGGTGATGTTCTAACTTGCCTGATTTGATTGCCTTATCTAGTTGTTTCAAGTTCATGCGACAAACAAAACCGTTTTTCGTTTAGTTGTCGGCCCATGATTGCACTTTTCTGAAAATAGTTTTTTTTTATCGGCATGGCCTTTGATTATCTCGCTTCCCAGCAAACCGCCCTCGAACTTATCACGGAGTTTGGGCAGTCGGCCCCAATGTTCCGATTGACCGAAGGGGTGTTTGATCCGGCAACTGGGGCAGTGTCAACCCAGACAGAGACAACCCAAAACGTCATCTTGGTTTCCCTCCCAGCTTCAGGGCAGTCCGTCACAGCATTTGATGACAGATTGCGCGAGGATTTAATCAAGGGCCGGTTGCGGTTTTTCATCATGTCCGCGATCTTGGCGGACCGAACAGCGATCACCTTTGAGCCTAAGGCGGGCGACCTGTTGACCTTTGAGAGCAAGACTTGGGAGGTTGCAGGGGCGACGCCGTTTAACCCGGCGGGAACCCCCGTCCTGTTCAATATCGCGGCGAAGGAAGGCGGGCGGGCATGAGGTTTGAAGCTGGTATTGCAAAGTGGGCCACGAAGACTTTGAGGGGGACGGAAGAACTTCGCAGAAACATAATCCTTGAGCTGTTCTCGTCCGTGATTCTCGACACTCCGGTTGATGAAGGGCGGTTGCGCGGTAACTGGCAAATCTCAAGCGGCGCCCCAAAATCAAACACTGTTGAGATTACAGACCCCAGCGGGGCAACCACGGTCAAGAAAGTTGAAGGCTTCCTGAAAGGGCTGACCCCGCAACAATCAGAGGTCTTTTTGACAAATAATTTGCCCTACGCCTACGGAGTGGAGTATGACCATGTGAGTCACACCAAGGCCCCGGCGGGCATGGTTCGCAAAAATTTTATTCGTGTGTCCCAAAACCTAAAACAAAAATATGGCTGAATCTGATACACAAGGCGCGATTTTGGCGGCGGTTTCAGATTTCTTGACCGCCGGTTCCCCGTCCATTGCGGCGGCGGACATCGCTTGGGAGAATGTCCACTTTGACCCGGCGGGGCTTCCCGTTTGGGCAAGGGTGAGTTTTGCCCCCAACCAGCCGGGGGTTGTCACCTTGGGCTCCCAAGGGTTGGACCGTGGGAACGGGTTTTTCCAGATTGACTTAAACATTCCCACCGGGGGTGGTGACGCCACGTTGCGGGCTTGGTATGACGCGGCCCGGGCGTATTTCATTGCCGGGCGGGTTTTCACCCAGTCCGGGCAGTCAGTTGTCATT